GATGATAGTAGTCCCCTCCCAGTGTGCGCCAATGTGTAGTCAAGCAAATAGCGACACTGTAACAAAAGTTGATGTGATTAAAAATCAGGCACAGGTAACGGAATATTTCAAAAGTGTTAATAACCTGTAACATTGTGATGCTGCGCCACAGCACAAGACACAAGATATGGTGTATGCAGATGCAGCATACCACAAGGCAAAACCTGATTTGGCCGCCAGTGTGTCAAGTCTATTCTTTTCAGGGTATGGCGGCCGGAAGAGGCTTTGACGCTGGCAGGCACCAGCCAAGGGCAGCACGGGGGGTAGGCAAGAATTAGGTAAGGAACATTGACCTATCAATCCTGACTAAAATAGTAGACAATAAACAAAAGTTTATGTGACAATTATGCAACATAAACCAAAGGTATAGAGGATATTTAACCAACTGGTAGGGTAATTTTATTTCAACAGTGCGCAACAATATTGCGTGAAGGATTACGCAAGGCATATCCCACACGAGGAAAGCTTCGAGGGGTGCCCAAGGGGGTAGGGGGTGGGTCCTGTACAGAGGAAATACCATCCAACATTATCTCATAGAAATTACCACCATCCTAAAGATACCCCGTACACTTCGTAGGAAGCCCATAGAAGCCCCTTAAGGCTACTCCATAGGGTAGGGTGGCCTAAAGCCCTCCTAGCGCTGTAGTGCCCCCTCTGAGCGCCTCTACGGCGGTACGCCCCTTAAAGGTACTCAGAGCGTGTAGCGAAGCTACACTAAGTGGTGCTACGCACCACGCCTCTTATAGTATATACTAAAGGGTATATGCTTCGTGCTACTCCGTAGTTTATATTTCATAAGCATACACACGAAGCTTATAGGTATACTTAAGTATTATATTACTAAGTAATATATAAACCTAAGCTTACCTATAGGTATAGCTTATAGTATATACTATAAAGGATATATATGTTCTGTCGAATTATTTTTAAAGGGTATGTCGATTCTTCTTGACAAATCAGTAAAAGTATGTCAAAATAGCACATATTGAATTAAAGCGGGGTAGAGGAGTCCGGTCGTCCTCATCTGGCTCATAACCAGAAAATCGTAGGTTCAAATCCTACTCCCGCCACCAAATACCAAGGAACCAAGCTTGAGCATCTTCTCTTACAAAGACTTATACAACTCTAGAAACAATATGCTCCTTAGGGAAGTGTTTCATGAATTCAACCCTGATGCTCTTCTTACCTACGACAAGAATGGTAAGGAAGGTAAGATTTCTTTGTTTAAGCTTTATATGGCCCATTCTGTCGATGACCCCTCAGAGGTCACCTTTGCTGAAGAAGTCTTTGGAGACCTTTACTTCTGGCAATGCCTTACTGAAGCCAACTGGTTCCAACGACACATCCAAGAGTGGAGACTGCTGGCAGCTACTGTTCGTAAGCGTGAAGCCTTCAAGTCTATCATCAAAGAAGTTAGAGAGAATGGTAAGTCTAGCTTTACTGCTGCCAAGTACCTTATTGAAGAACCTTGGAAGACCGGTAACGCTCTACAACGTAAACAAAACAAGAAGCTTATCTCTGAGTCTGCTGAAGCTGCCTTTAGTGACTCCACCATTCAATCAGACCTTAAAAGGTTAAAGGACGAAGGAATTATTAACTAATGGCCAAGAAACCTTCCACTCAAGCAAATGCTCGCGCTACCTCCGGCGCTCTTGAGCTTGCTGTAAAAAAAGCAGGCCAGAACATTTAACAAGGTTATGAAAACTAAGGCGGGTACTGACGCTGGTGTAGAAGCAGATAATGCTTGGGTTTCTGCCAGACATAATGCCCAGAAGCTTAAAAACAAGAAGCGGTTTGCTCGTAATGAGGTTGCCCGTAATTCCATCAAAGCCAAAAGGAAAGACTAATGACTAAGGAAACCACCAAAAAATATAGGCTTCCTGCTTTAGGTAAACCTAAGCCTAAGGCTAATAAAACTTCTGCCAGAAACATAGGTAAAGCTGCTAACGAGCAGTTTAAACAAGGTTATGCAGAAAAAGATAAAAAACTTGTAGAGGGTGGACTAACAGTTACACAAGCCGCTAAGGACACTGCCGATAAAGTAAAAAAGGGCGTTAAGCTAAAGAATGGCGGTTCTTACGATTTAACAAGAAAAAGATATGCTAGGATTACAGGCGTCTAATGGCTCCTTTTAACAAAGGTCTAGCCAGCGAGCTTAGAGAGGCTGCTGAGGCAGACTTCCTCACCTTCATCAAGCTGGTTGCGCCTGAGCAAGTCCTTGGAGCTTGCCACGAGGATGTCCTTAAATGGTGGTACCGTGAAGAAGCCTCCACCCACCAACTGCTACTCTTCCCTAGAGACCACCAGAAGTCCCGCCTAGTAGCCTACCGTGTTGTCTGGGAACTGACTAAAGACCCCACCCTTAGAGTGTTGTACATCTCTGCTACTGCTAACCTTGCTGAGAAGCAGCTAAGCTTTATGAAGTCCATTCTTGTCTCCGATATCTACAGACGTTATTGGCCTGAAATGGTTAATACTGATGAAGGTAAGCGTAAGAGGTGGACTACTTCTGAAATCATGGTAGACCACCCCATAAGGGAACAGGAGAAAGTTAGAGACCCCTCAATCTTTACCGCTGGTCTTACCACTACAATTACTGGTATGCACTGCGATATCGCTGTTATGGATGACGTGGTGATCTACGAGAATGCCTACTCCAAGGAAGGCAGGGAGAAGGTAAAGAGTCAGTACTCTCTTCTGTCTAGTATCGAAGGTGCTAACGCTAGAGAGTGGGTTGTAGGTACCAGATACCACCCAGCAGACCTTTACTCAGAACTTATGACTATGACTCAAGACTCCTACAACGAAGATGGAGAGTTGATTGGTTCTGAGCCTATTTACGAGGTATACGAGAAAGCTGTTGAGACCAGAGGCGATGGTACCGGAGAGTTCCTGTGGCCCAAGCAACAGCGTAAGGACGGCAAGTGGTTTGGCTTTGACCAGAAGATTCTTGCCAAGAAACGTGGACAGTATCTAGACCGTGGTCAGTTTAGAGCACAGTACTACAATGACCCCTCTGACCCCGATACTGTACCAGTTGGTAAGGACAAGTTTCAATACTACGAAAGGAAGTTCCTTACTCAAGACAATGGTTATTGGCACTTCAGAGGTAAACGCCTTAACGTATTTGCTGCTGTAGACTTTGCCTTTAGCCTTAACAAGAAAGCAGACTACACGGCTATTGTTGTCGTAGGTATTGACAGTGAAAGCCAGATTTACGTTCTTGACATTGATCGCTTTCGTACTGACCGTATTAGCGAATATTTTGAGCATCTACTCCAATTATCAAATAAGTGGGGATTTAGAAAGCTTAGAGCAGAAGTTACAGTTGCTCAAGCAGTTATTGTCAGACAGCTTAAGGAAATGATCCGAGATAATGGTTTGTCCATCTCTGTTGATGAACACAGACCCCAGTCTAGATCAAAGCAGGAAAGAATCCTGTCTATCCTTCAACCTAGGTATGATCTACAGAACATCTGGCACTACAAGGGTGGGGAGTGTCAAACTCTGGAAGAAGAGCTAGCCTCCAAGAACCCTGCCCACGATGACGTGATTGATGCCTTTGCTAACGCTATTGACATCACTGTCAAACCCACCAAGAACAGCTATTCAGAGAAACGATCCAACATTGATTGGTCACAATTCAAGTTCAGAGGAGCCGCCTAAGATGGCAAACCCCGGTAAACATCCTCCCACTTTTATGGTAGGTAAGAGAGTCAAACCTCCGACTACAAAGAAGTTTGGTACGGCAGTCAAGATTGCTAAAGGTCCTAAAACCATGTCTCCCGGTGATGGGACTAAGCCTGCCACCAAGACTATGGGTCCGTATGAGACTATGGCAGCTAAAGCCAAGAAAGAAAAGCAAGCTGAAGTAGCTAAGAATAGGAATGGTATTGTAATTACCCCTAATCAGGACTACACCAGAAAGAAGAAAAAGAAAGAGTTTAAGGCGTAATGGCTGGTACTGTCCTAGACATTGAAAACATTATCCATCCAGACGTACTAGCCTCCGAGATTGCTAATCGGTGGATGGAATGGAATAACTATCGTGCTAGCTGGATTGAGCAGAAGAAAGAGCTTCGTAACTACCTCTATGCCACCTCTACCAAGACCACCACTAATGCTATCCTTCCTTGGTCTAACACCACCACCTCACCTAAGCTGACTCAGATTAGCGATAACCTTCACGCCAACTATATGGCTACCTTGTTTCCTCAAAACAAGTGGATGCGTTGGGACGCACTGGACAAGGAGTCTGGTACCGCCCTTAAGAGAGACGTTATCCAAAGCTACATGGATAACAAGCTTCGTCAATCAAACTTTATTAGCGTAGCGTCCAAGCTGGTTCAAGATTATATTATCTTTGGTAACTGCTTTGCTACCGTAGAGTTTGAGA